CCACATAACCGTCGGTGTTAATACCGAACTCACTGGCGAGCGAGGTCATATCCTCAAGCACACCAGGCGTGTCGCGCAAAATATACAAATTCGCGCCGAAGCGCTCGCGGTTGGCCGAGACGTCAATGCAGGAGCTGTGCAGATGCCAGAGTAACTTCTCAACGTTGCAAAAGACCGCTTTCGAAGTCATTGTATCGATGAGATGGGAGGTGAAGTCGGCTTCATCCTCGTGTTCCTCGACATCGCGCGAGCGCACTCCAAAATGGAGCAACCGCCTTTGATCAAAATTCTCGTCTCCCACTAAATCGTCGCCTGCGCAAGTCCAGCCTGTGCAGCCCCCGTAGGCTGCCATAACTGAGCGGGCAAAGGTGTTTTGCGTAGTGGTGGAGAGCTGGCCCGACGTAGTGACGCCATACTTGAGGACAAGCCAAATGTCGCCTTGGTTGTTGAGAACATGGCTGCACAAAATGTGAGCATACCTCTTAACTAGGCGACTGACTTCTAAGTCAGCACAATTGTTCGCACGACGAGCTCCGTCCTCATGAATGAAAGAGCCGTCAATGGACAGATCGAATGCTGACGCGTCACTAGAGACGTTACTATGGGCCACTCCCTCTGCTTGAAAAGCCCGGACAAGGTGCTTCAGCCCGTCTGGGCTGTGGCCCATACCTAGAGCAGCACAGGTCAACTGACCTTCCTGATACGCATCCACGTGGGCTGCATTATCTGCTTTGTGCAGCATCGCCTGTACCGTGAGGTCGATAAGGCTACTGATCCAAATGAGTCGGAACCTACCTTCCTCAGTCTTCTGGGGCGAGTGCCCCTCCGGCTTCATAAAGATTTCCTTCGCATCGGCGCAGCCGTGTTTGATCAACTCTATAGCGCCAAGCTCCTCTAGCTGCCTGCCTGCGACGACGAGCAACACGAGCCTGCTAAGAGTCAGATCAACGACTTCCTCTGGATGGGCCGTGACCCAAGCGGATTTCTTCATGTTACGGTAGCGCGCGCTGAATCCTGACGACTTGTCCTCATAACAAAGAAAAGTCTTCAAGAAGCCCACTTCACCTTCTTCTAAATAACTCTTGACGTGGATGTCACCAATGCCCGCTGAATACTTATCGCGGACAAGCTGGACCGCAGCATCGAATTCTTCTTGCTGCTCACTATTCAAAGCGGGAGCAGAGGCTGTGGCCAGCCTGGCCTGTGCCCTCAAAGACCTATCAATATTCTTCTTGGAACACACGGGAACCTTATACTCCCCCTTGGTGCATCCATGGAGTCCCCCCTCAAATACCTCTGAGCAAGCGCGCGAAGACGCTGCTGCAGCTCGGTCTCC